TGTTTATTATCTAAAGATCTATACACCTAGTTGCTCTCAGGAGTGATACATTCTTGTGTTGTGTTTTGTTACTGCTACGGCGGACACGATAAACTTCGAAGGTTAGGTCGTATGTCGCGTCAGGTGGGTATAAGAGGCAGGTGCTAACGGTGGTAGACGCGACGAAGGGCATGGTGGTTGAAGTGGACGCCTTCACTGGCATCGACTACCGGCCACAGAGAGAACGCATTGCGGCAAAGTGTAAATACTGGGGAGTCAGCATTTTGAGTGCAGAAGCGAACGCAATGGGAAAGCCGAACAATGACCAACTGCGCTATGACTACCAATTGCCGGTGCGTGATTTTACAACAACCAACGCAACCAAAGCGGACATTATCGAGTCGCTTGCCAGCGCGTTTGAAAATCGTCGCATTGCCATACCGAGAGACGCCGCGCTGATTATGGAACTTGAATCACTCGAAGCAAGCCGCATGGCGAACGGCATGACCAGATACGCAGCCCCCGATGGGATGCACGACGATAGAGTAATGAGTCTTGCGATGGCATGGGCGAATACGCAGTATGGCGGAAGGGTGCCATTACTCCTATGACCAGAAAGTTATACGCAGTAGGGGATGGCATAAAAAGCATACCGCTTGATCAACTGGGCAGTTGGTCAGAGTTTGGCAACGTTCCCTGGGCAACTGGCAGGGTAGGCGAAAAGGGCGTGCAGGAACTTGCCTCTACGGTCGCGTTTTTGTATCGCGGTATCGAGATGCGCGCGTCTAGCCTGGCTGTAATCCCGTGGTCAATTTACAGGGCAAAAGGGGAAGATACAGTCTGGTCAAGCGAAGACCCGATGCCGCCGGTGGAATTGCAGGGCTTTGCTGATATGCAGGAGATTTTATATCGCACTGAGGCATCGCTTTGTTTGGTCAGTGCTGCGTATCTGGCACGGTTGCGCAACCGTGTACGCACTACGGGCTTTCAGTGGCTTGATCCAAACACAATGACGCCGATGTGGACGCCGCAAGGGTTGACTCATTTCCAGCGTGCATCAATGTTCGATACTCGCAACATGCCGCCGGGGGAGGTTGTCTACATCTGGCAAAAGGGACTGAGCGAAGTCTACCCGAAGCGCAGCCCAGCCTACGCCGCACTGGCAGCGGCGAATGCGCTGAATGCGCTGGATGCGTTCGTTGCATCGTTCTTTTCCCGTGGCGCGGTCAAGGCGACACTGTTGACCGTCAAGCAGCAACCTTTGCCTGCTGAGGCTAACCGCCTCAAAGCATGGTGGATGCGCACGGTAAGCGGAATGCGAAACGCCTTTGCGTCAGAGGTCATCAGTGCGGAAGTAGAGCCGGTGGTGATTGGCGAGGGCATCAGTGAATTGTCAAACACCGATCTATCGCAGGAAAAACGGGAAGACATTTCCACGGCTTTGGGTGTACCGCACTCGCTGCTAATGAGTGACGCCGCAAACATGGCGACCGCCGAGAGCGACCGCAAAAACTTTTATGAAATGACTGTCCTGCCACAAGCGAACTTGATCGAGCGGCAACTGAATGCACAACTGTGGATGCCAATGGGTTTGCGCATGACGTTTGCGCCACAGGAAATGGGTATCTTCCAGGAGGATGAAACACGCAGAGCGGAGGCGTTCGCAAAGTACGTTGCATCAGGCATCAAGCCAAGCATTGCTGCTGAGTTGCTAGGCGTCGAGTTGCCAGAGGGATACACATATACCGACCTTGACCCTGAGCCGCAACCGGCGCCGATCATTGTCCAGCAGATTGATGGGCAAGCGTCTCCCAGACTCCCTGCCCCAGAAGGGCAAGAGAAACTGGACAACGATGACGAGGAATCGGAGAGAGAAGAGGAGAGAAAGCGATTCGTCCGGTGGGCAAAGAAGCGGGCGAACCCGTGCGCAGAAGACTTCAAGAGCACCATCCTAAGCGATGCGGATAAGGAGGCGTTGCTCGGCGATATGGGCATCGTCCCTTTCGGGATGACTGGGGGGACGTATACCCCTGACGCTGTCAAGGCGATGATCCTGCAACTCGACCCCGATGACCCAGAAGCGGAGCAGAAAATCCGCATGGGGCTAGAGGGCAAGTCTGCAAAGACATTGCGACAAGCGTTTTTGCAGATGTACGAAACACTGATACCTGGCGCAATGACCTTTGCAGATGAGGCGGCTCAACTGGCAGAGATGGAGCGGCTGATTCGCACTGATAGTAAGGTGCGCGACGCAATCGAACGAATGCTAGTTGATAGTGCGGACTTGGGTGTAAGCGTCGCTGTGAGCCAACTGGAAGGTGTAGGGTACGGCATGGATTGGACAATGCCAAACACGCAAGCAAGGGAATGGGCAAGGAATCACGTCGGCGAACTCGTACAGGGCATTGACCAAACCAACCTCAACACCTTGCGAGAGGCGGCGGCACGATGGATAGGCAACGGGGAGCCGCTGCAAAGTCTGATTGATGACCTTGCCCCACTGTTCGGGCGTAGCCGTGCAGAGATGATTGCGGCAACGGAAATCACCAAGGCGTTTTTCGAGGCGAATCAACTGACTTGGAAAGCGTCCGAAGTAGTAGGGGAGATGGTCTGGCAAACGGCGGCGGATGAACGCGTATGCCCCATTTGTGGCGCTTTGCACGGTGAGACTGTCGAATTGGGGCAATCGTTCCGAGGCAGCCACACCCCGCCAGCGCACCCACGATGCAGATGCTGGGTTGCGCCTGTACTGAAACCAAGAGGGCAATGATGGTCGGTGCAGAAGTTGATCCAGAGGGCGTGAAGAGGTTGAATCGCAAACTGGAACGCTTGCGCGACAGATTGGATGCAGGCAATCCCGGAAGCACCGTGCGGCAAGTTTTGCGCAGAGTAACATTGCTGATTCAGGCGCGCATGATGGTTTACCCGCCTCAGCGTCCGGGTGGTTCCTATAGGCGCACAGGCACATTGGGGCGCGCTTGGACTAGTGAGGTGTACGCAGAGGGTGACGCGCTGATTGGCAAGGTTGGCAACGTAACCAAGTACGCGCCACAGGTGCAATCGGAGAGATTCCAAAGCAAGGCACACAAAGGGCGCTGGCAGACTGACGTGCAAGTGATCCGAGAATTGGAACCCGAGATCAACGCAGAGTTTTCAGCACTTGGCAGGGATGTAGTAAGGGAGTTCAACGTATGACTACGCAGACAACCGCCGTAAAACTGATTGCCCTGGATGACGATACAGCCATCGTAGGAGGGTGGGGCGTCATCTTCGGGGGCAAGGATTTGTATGGCGAAACATTTACCAAGTCAACGGATTTTATGCTTGATCTTGTGCCCAACAAGCCCGTGCTGTATGACCATTCTCTAGGCGAGGTCAAGCACATCATCGGCAAGGCGATAAAGGTAGAGCCTCGCGACGCCGGTTTATGGGTGGAAGCGGAACTTAAGCGCAACGAAGAGTATGTCTCACAGGTGCTTGAGTTGGTGCAAAAGGGCGCTCTTGGTTGGTCAAGTGGGAGCGTGAGCCACCTTGTGCGCATGGATGGTAGCCAAATCAAGGCGTGGCCACTCATAGAGATGAGCCTTACTCCCACGCCTGCCGAGCCCCGCACGTTGGGCGTAGAGGTAATCAAGACACTAGTAGAATCTGATCCATCGTTTGAGGCGCTGATGTCAGAGGCGAGGGCGGCCACCCTCGCGGCAAGTGCGGACGATGCAGAGATAGAAGTTAAGAACGTTGAATCAGAGGAGACGAACATCATGGCTAACGAAGCCAAAACAGAGGAAAGCGCACAGGTTGACGTGAGTGCGCTTGTGGAGGGGATGAAATCCCTTGCTGCGGACGTTGCAACCATCAAGGGGGCGCTGGAACAGGAGCCGCCCGTGAATGCGGTCAAGAGCAGCGCTCCGGCGGTCAACACCAAGACCAAGCGCGGTGATAGCGAAGTAAAGGCGATTGCCTACTACGTTCGCACTGGTGACGCTGGAGCATTCGGCGATGCGGTCAAGGCGTCGAATGATACCGACATGAACATTCTCACGCCCGCCGATGGTGGCTATGCTGTGCCTACTGGTCATTATCAGGGCATCATCGCAAAGCGTGATGATGACTCTTATAACCAACTGAAG